AATGACTCGCTGTGGCTGATACTGCCCGAGAAACTCGACGCCATGATCGATGTGATCCGCGGCAAACAGGCCGGGTTCACTATCAGCGACGAGGCGGCCGAGAAGATGACGGCGGCCAGCAACCGCAACCGCCAATCGAAGGTAAACCGCAATGTTGCCGTATTACCCATCTATGGTGTCATCTCGCAAAAGATGAACATGATGGCGGCAATGAGTGGCGGCACGTCCACGGAGTTGATCGGTGCCGAGTTTGATTCGCTGATGGCGGATGCCTCGGTCGACGCCATCGTATTGGACATCGACTCGCCTGGCGGCAACTACTACGGCACGCCCGAACTGGCGAGCAAGATATTTGCAGCCCGAGGGACTAAGCCGATTGTCGCCGTGGCCAACAGCCTAGCAGCATCTGCCGCGTACTGGATCGCCTCGGCTGCTGATGAGCTAGTAGTCTCGCCATCAGGCGACGTGGGCAGCATCGGGGTGCTGGCCGTGCACGAGGACTACTCGGCAGCCAATGAGCAGGTTGGGGTGAAACCCACCTATATTACCTACGGCAAGCATAAGGCCGAGACTAACCCCGACAGCCCGTTATCCGCCGAAGCGGCCGAGCATTTGCAGGCCAGCGTGGACGCGGCGGGGAAGGCGTTTGAGAAGTCGGTTGCAGCCCACCGTGGCACGACGGCCAAGGATGTCCACGAGAACTTCGGACAGGGCCGCTGCTACGCTGCCAAGGAAGCTATGGCTCGCAAGATGGCCGACCGAGTGGGGACGCTGTCGAGCGAAGTGGAGCGATTACAGACGGCATCCAGGGTGAGACGTGGGCGACGGGTGGAGATCCAGCGGCAAAAACTGGGATTGTTATCAATAAAGAATTGCTATAATATCCCCCCAGACTGAGACGGCACGCCACGGCGGCCATCTCGACAAGCGTACAATTTTCGGTTATCCATTACGCCACGGCGGATGTGAAACCAGCAACCAGTTTAATTTACTGGCGGTTAGTTTTATATCCGCCGTTTTTATTTCGACCAGGATCTTCCACGCCACGGCGGGTTGCACCGGCAAGCAATCCAACGAAAAGGAAGATCCCATGAATCGCAGACTAGCGAATCTGGAAGAGCTGAAAAAGGCACTTGTCGCCAGTTCCGAAACGCTTCTCGACGCGGCCCAAACGGACGACCGCGATCTGACCGAGGAAGAGCAGAGCAAGTTCGAAGCCAATGCCGCCGAGCTGAAAACAGTACAGGCCGGCATCGAGCGTGAGCATGAGCTAAAGAGCTACCTGCCCACCACTCGCAGCAACGACTTCGGGCCGGACGACACGCCGGGCCTGATTACCAACCCCAAGGCCGCGTGGGAAGACGACCCGAAGAAGGGGTTTGTCGATCCGCAGGAATTCTTAACTACGATCATTGATAGCACCCGCAAGGGCGTCGTCGATGACCGGCTGAAGTTCATGGCCACCGCTGGCAGCGACGAGGCCGGCACGTATAGCGATCCTTATGGTGGATTCCTGATCCCCGAGGGATTGGCACCCGGCATGTTGAGCGTATCGCCCGAAGTCGATCCCATCGGCTCACGGGTTACGACAGTACCGATGACCCACCCCACGGTATCATTCAATGCCAGAACCGACAAGGAGCACGCGACCAGCGTATCCGGTGGCCTGACGGTGGGCCGTCGAGCGGAAACGCAAACCGGATCTGCTGTCCGCATGGTGTTCGAGCAGGTTACGCTCAATGCTCACGCACTGTTCGGGTTGAGCTACGCCACGGAAGAGATTCTCGAACGGTCGCCCATCTCGTTCGCGGCCATCCTTGAGGCTGGTTTCCGCGATCAGTTCCAAGCACACCTCATCGACGAACGGCTTAACGGCACGGGTGTAGGCGAGTTCGAGGGTGTGATGACTTCGCCGGCACTGGTGACAGTTGCCAAGGAAAGCGGCCAGGACGCTGACACCCTCTGCTATGAGAACCTGGTCAAGATGCGTTCGCAATGTTGGGGCTACGGCAACGCCGTATGGATGGCCAACCACGACACGCTTCCGCAGTTGATGTCCATCGTATTCCCGGGCACGTTGGGCGGATTCCCCGTCTGGCAGACATCGGCCCGCGAAGGCGAGCCGGATGTGTTGTTCGGCCGCCCGGTGGTCATGACTGAGTTCTGTCAAACGCTCGGAGACCTGGGCGACATCATCCTCATCAACTGGTCGCAGTATCTTGAGGGAACTTACAAGCCGCTGCGTTCTGCCGAGTCCATCCATGTCCGATTCGTAAACCACGAGCGAACATTCAAATTCTGGATCGAAAACGACGCCCGCGGCTGGTGGAATGTTCCGCTGGAACCCAAAAACTCCACCACGCAACTATCACCGTTCGTCGCTCTGGCGGCCCGCTAAACCTCAACAAATAACTCTCTGAAAGGAGAATGAATTATGGCTGTTACTCCTGTAGCATCTGAAAAGTTTTTCGCCAACTGCAAGATGGAGTGTTATCTCCACGCCCCGGCCGCAGCGACCACTGCCCAGACTGCGAAGTCTGGTGCTACCACCGAGACATGGAAGGCTATGCGTGATTACGAAGGCATCGCCGTGCAGGCCATGTGGGTCACTGATGGCGGATCGGGCGGTCTTATCCTCTGCGATCTGTACGCCGCTACTGACTCGTCTGGCTCGGATGTTGTCTTGGTCAAGGGCCAAGGCACCGCCAACGCCAGCACGGCCGTAGCCTGCGATGCACGCGGCGACAATACCTGTATTGAGATCACCGCCGAAGAGCTTGCTCAACTCGGCACCCTCGCCGGTAAAGAGTACACCCACGTTTCGGCGTGGTTCGACTGCACGCACGCCGATGACGAGGTTGCATTCACCTACGTTCGCTACGGGGCCAAGCGTCCCGCTAGTGGGCTGACGGCCGAGACCATCGCCTAGCAACTCGCTACCTGTGGCGGCCGGCATGGAGGCTGGCCGCACAGGATTTTACATTTTACTATCGCCGTTTACACACGTACTCTAAAAGGAAACCGTGAACTATGGCACTCGCAAGAACTGGACTATATGTCAAACGATCCGTAGGCGGCTTATTCGCCGTCGAGGATATGGCAGTCTCAACAGGGGCTCGCATCTTCGTGGACTCCGCTACCGGCACGGACGCGGCCGGATACGGCACCGGGCCAGATAAGCCGGTCGCCACTATCGACTATGGCATTGGCCTGTGTACGGCCAGCAAGGGCGACATCGTATATGTCATGCCCTATCATGCCGAAAACATCACCACAGCAACGGCCATCGCTTGCGATGTGATTGGTGTAAGCGTTATCGGGCTGGGCGAAGGTAACGCCATCCCGAAGATCACGGCCACGGCCGCCGCTGGTGCTTGCACCATCAGCGTTGCCGATGTCACGCTCAAGAACCTGCGATTCATTGCTGGTTTCGCCACTGGTGTTACCCAGTGCATTGCCATTGCGGCCGGTGGCGACGGAGCCACGCTGGACGGTGTCCAGATTCGTGATACTTTGGCTAACACTGAGTATCTATCGCACGTCAACGTGGCAACGACCGTTACCGATTTGACGATCAAAAATTGCGATATCGTTTCACTCGTTGGATCGCTTGTATCGTCTGTTTTGTTCGCTGGCACTACATCGGACGTAATAATCGAAGATAATCACTTCTTCGTTGATTCGTCCGACAGCGTGATCGATCACTCCGCGGGAGCGGCGATAAACATCACCATCCGTCGCAATGTCATCGTCAACGGTGATACGGGGGCCGCCGGTTACTGCGTAGAACTCAAGAGCGATGCAACCGGCGTCGTTCATGATAACTACATGGCCTACAACAAAGTCGATGCAGAGATCGGCATTGGTGGAGCCGCATGGTGGTTCGAAAACTATGCATCGAACACGATTGCTCAGTCCGGCTTGCTCGATCCGACTACGGCCCATGCCATCCCGTAAGTCTTGGTTTCCTTCACCCGCTAGCGGCATAACTGCCGCTAGCGGGACATGAAAAAGAAAGGTAATTATGAATATCAAAATGCTGAGAGAGAAACGTGGCTACAATGCTGGCGACGTTATCGACTTGCCTGACAATATGGCAAATGTGTTTATTGTTCAGGGAATTGCGGAAGAGTGTACCGAGGCGGTGACAAAGCCGAAGTCAGCCAAAAAGGCCAAACCGGAAACACCTGCTACCGACAAATAGCATGCGTTGCTCCGACCGCTGGCCGCCGTACTCCTGGTGGCTGGCGGTTTCGGAGCGATTCGAGGAATAGACAATGGACCGTTACAAGCAGACAGTAGCACCTACTATCAACGCCATCTCGTTGGATGAGATTAAAACTCATTGCAACGCGGAGGGCTATGACGATTGGGATGCTCAACTGGTTATGTTTCGGGACCGTGCGACCGAGGCTGTGGGTAAGCTGATACGGCGGCAGATATGTTCGGCCACGTTTACATTGACGCTGGATGAGTTTCCGGCCGAGATCGTGATTGAGAAAGCACCCGTGTCTTCGATTACATCGATAGCCTACACGGACGCCAACGGCGACTCGCAGACGTTGACGGCGGTTACTGACTACCAGACGGATCTATCGACAGAGGACGGCCCGGCCAGGATTATGCCAGCCTACGGCACGTCGTGGCCCACCACGCTGGGCGATACCTACGGGGCTGTGGTTGTCACGTTCGTCTGTGGATACACCACGGCGGCATTAGTACCGGACACGATCAAACATCAGATCAGCATGTTGGCGGCTCACTGGTTTAGCAATCGAGAGGGCATTGCCATCGGCACAATAGCGGCCGAGATACCAATGGGTATCGAAATGCTCGAAGCCATCAACGACACGGGGGCCTACGGATGAGCGGCGCGGGTGCCAGAGATCGACGCATAACGATCCAGTCGTTGACGGAAACGATCACTGATGGCGGCGAGGTTACGGAAACCGCTGCCGATGTGTGTACGATCTGGGCACAGATAGCACCGTTGACATCGAGGGAGGCGTGGGTTGCCCAGCAATCGCAGGCCACGACAACGCATAAGATCAAGATCCTTTATCGGCCGGACATTACACACGAGATGCAGGCCACGTACCGCGGCCGAACATTCCGATTTGATTCGGTGGTTAACCTTGATGAGGCTAACCGACACCTGATGATAACCGCGACGGAGGTGATGTGATGGCGACGTTTGTGATCGAGGAAGAATTACGAACGGTATTGCTAGCCATGTCGGCGGTAACTGACATCGTGGGCACGCGGATATGGGATGAGTATTTTCGTAACGACACATACCCGGCAATTGTATTCGAGATCGACAGCGAGAATAGAGAGAACGCACTTAACGGACGCGGCGGGATGGTATTTGCGGATGTGAATATTATCTGCCGGGCTGACACTAGATTAGCCTCGAGGACACTGGCCGAGGCCGTGCGTGTGAACGGTGACATATCGCCAGGCACCGGTTTGGCCGGTTACTCTGGAAACTTTGACGCATGGCTGGAAGATATGCAGATGGCGGCCGTGCCGAAAAACGATAAGGGTAACGCCCACTGGTACGACGTGAACATGAGTTTTGTCATTAGCTGGTCGGAGGCGATCTGATGAGCTTTGGAAGTAATCCAATGAATCTTAAAGGGTTTAGCCGCCTGACTGCTAACCTGGAGAAAACACAGCGGAAAACATCACAGAAGGTGGCCAGGGCTGGTATGAGTGCTAGCCTGACGCCATTGACAAAAGCCATGAGAGCGGCGGTAAACGCATCACCGGCCAGTAAGGAAGTCAAGCGACAGGCTAGAAAACTAATCGGCCGAAGCCTAAAGAAAAGCAAGGGCAACTATACGGGCAAGGCTGGGTTTGCTGTAGGCAAACAGTCAAAGAAGAAAAGCATGACGGCACATGAGCGTTTTGTCTACGGGCAAGGCGGGGCCGGAATGGCTAAGGGCGTTGGCATATCGGCAAGCAACATCCATTGGTTTGTACTGGGTACTGACGAACGACAAACTAAATCCGGCAAAGCTACCGGCATGATAAAAGATTTACTCAAAGGCGTTATTCCGGCAGCTACGGTATCAGCCCGTGGGGCCATGCTCGAAGCAGCACGTAATAAATGCGATCAAGTCCTGGCCCGTGAAACGGCCAAACTAACTAAATAGAAAGGGCCAATTATGGCAGACTTATCAATCACTGCTGGCAATGTGGTAACCGTATCGGGTAACATCGAATCTGGCACGGCGGGGGCCACGGTTACCGCCGGGCAGACGGTTTACCAAAAGGCGTCAGATAGTAAGTTCTATCTGGCCGATTGTGACGCTACGGCTGTGGGGACCAATGCCGAAATCGACAACGTCTACGGCATCGCCCTAAACGGGGCGGCGGCCGGTCAACCGTTGACGGTGCAGAAGACGGGCACAATCACCATCGGCGGCACGGTTACGGCCGGGCAGACGTGCTGGCAATCTAATGTCGCCGGCGGAATCACTGAGACATGGTCAGATATCGCGGCCACCGATTACGTAACCGTGATCGGACATG